CCTCCCAGGCTGGTATTACCAGCTACATCCAGAGTACCGCCTATTGAAGTATTACCGCTTACTCGCATAGTTCCCAGGAATCCGGCATTACCTGATACTGTGGCAGTACCTGACATTACCACCGCACCTTCAAGACTTGTGGCTGCACTTACTCTAAGAGTTCCTAGAAAACCTGAGTTACCAGTAATAGTGACAGTATCAGTCATTACTACAGCACCTTCAAGAGAAGTAGCTCCAGCGACTCTAGCTGTTCCAAGAAATCCTACATTACCTGATACAGTTGCTGTAGATTTAAGAACAGCAGCCCCTGTGATACTTGTGGTTCCACTCACATAGAGATTACCAGCTACGGTAACATTACCTACTGAGATATTCCCACTAATTGGGATACCTGTGATATTTGAACCATCACCATAAAATGCAGAAGCACACACCTTACTACTTACATGAACATCTCCTTTGATAGATACATTGCCGCCCAGACTAGTATTACCGGCAACATCCAAAGTACCTCCCACAGAAGCATTGGTACTTACCCTGAAAGTACCGCCTACACCCAGATCTCCGGTCATAGTAGTATTACCTGCAATCGTGACTGTACCACCCACATATAAGTTTGTACCTACAGATACATTACCTGCTGTGTCTATATTACCACTTACAGATAAAGCACTCTTGAATGTTCCAGCCCCTGAAACAGTTACTGTGCTATTAAAGATAGCTGCACCAATTACAGTAGTTGTACCGCTAACATAGAGATTACCACCAACTGTAAGATTTGTTACCGAAACATTTCCTGTAATATTCATAGGAACATTAGTCAGGTTGGCTCCATCACCATAGAATGCAGATGCACATACCTTACTACTTACATGGACATCTCCTTTGATAGATACATTTCCACCAAGGCTGGTATTACCTGCCACATCCAGAGTTCCACCAACACCTAGATTTGTACCTATAGAAACATTACCACTAACTGAGACATCTCCATCAAAGTTTGCATTTCCTGTTATTTGAGAAGTACCGCCAATAGAGACATTACCGCCAAAGTTTGAATTACCAGATACAGATACATCGTCCTTAAATGTAGCAGCACCTATAACATTAAATGGACCACTAACAGAAACACTTCCTCCAACATTTAGAAATCCTGATACTGAAATATTTGTGGCAATTCCTAACTCAGCCTCAACATTGGAAAGATTAGAACCATCACCATAAAAATAAGCAGCACATACATTTCCACTTACCGAAACATCACCATAGAAATTGGCAGTACCTACCACATCAAGAACACCACCTATACACACAGATGCCGCTGCATCTAGTCTGCCACTAACCGACACATCACTCTTAAATTCTGTCTTTGCACTGAATGTACCGGCACCAGTAGCTAGGAAGGTTCCACCTACAGAAACATTTTCACTTGCATTAATAGATCCTGTTACGACCAGACCGGCACCAAATGTTCCAGTCCCAGAAACAGAAAGATCTGACTTAATATGAGTGGCTCCTGAAACAGTTACTGTGGAAGCAAACTTTGCCGCCCCTCCAACTGAAACAGCAGCTTGTAGATGAGCAGCACCAACAACAGTGGTAGTTCCACTAACATAGAGATTACCACCAACGGTGATATTACTGACAGATACATTACCGCCTACAGAGGCAGTGATTCCTGTTAAATTAGATCCGTCACCATAGAATGCGGATGCACATACCTTTTCTTGAGAAGATATGTTATCATCAGTAGATACTCTGCCTGTAACATGTAATGAGCCTCCAACTTTAGCAGCACTTACAGCAACATTTAAAGCAGTATTAGATCCATCTCCTGTCTGTACTGCTTTAAGAGAGGTACTTACCCCAGTATTTGAAGAGGAAGAACTAACAAGAAGTACTTGTTTATAAGTATTTGATATTAATTTTCCGGTTATATCTGTCATATTAAATCCCAACTTTTATTGGCATCATCCCACTTTGTGGTGTGCCTTGTTTCTGCTAAAGTAATTGGATTAACTGTAATCCAAGTAGCTACCTCATTCCATTTAATCCCTCTGCCACCACTATCTGGTCTTGGGTTTTTAATGGCTGGGTTATCTTTCACATTCGGTACTTTGTTTTGAGGATGATTTTTTAAATCATACTGCCCTTCAAAGTCCTGTGGACATACCAGCAATCCATAACTATTAAGTCTCATTATCCTATGAGGATATACAAACCCACAAGTATCACATTTAGCTAATGCTTTTTTCTGGGTTGCCATTAATTATAATACGCTAGTTTTGGCAAAAGATAAAGACTAGCTCTTTCCCTATCTTCTTCTATTGCTCTGCCAAGAGTTTCTTCATAGTTTATTTTCAACATGCCAATCTTATTAGGATCAACACCAGGTCTTTTCATTGACATATAATAAGCAAGACCACAGGTAAGAGAAGGTAAAAATCTTTTAGGCAGGTCTGCATTCTGTTCAGCAGATTTATTAACATCCTGCAACTCGCTTACCGTTTCAATTTTAAGTATGTCGGTAGAGTTTTCTGGTATAGGCCATACCGACATTACCGGATTATCCCTTCCTTTGCGAATACTATATTGACTGGGTTTTCCAGTCTGAGTCTTGGCGGGTATAGTTAAATACTCTTCAGGAGAAATACGAGTTAATTGAACATCTGTGTTATCTCTACTGATAACAACCTCCAGAGCATTAATAATACTACTGCTTAAATCATAGGCAGTTGTTGAAGCCACTACTGTTACAGACGTTGTACTTGTAGACCAGAGAAGAATACCTCTGTTCTGCCAGTCTTTAAGCATTAGATTAATGGATCGTCTGGCAGAGGCTGGCTCATGACCAAGCGTATCCTCGCCACCAATCATTTCAGTAGCTTCCTGAATAACCTCATCTATATCTAGATTAAAGTTATATGTACCTGATACAGCCATTACTCTTACCTATTTCCTTTTCTTTTTATAAACTACTTTTTTCTTTTTCTTTTTAGCATACTTTTCAGCAGCGGCTTTACCCTTCTTACTATATGAAAAATGTTTAGATCCAACTTTAGGCATTATAAATATCATCTATAAACTTAGAACCAACACCACCACCATTAGTCATTCTGATAGTAGACTTAATTCTTGCAGGGTTAGTTACCTTGCCACCAGTTTTCATATTCTTTATTGTTTCCCATGCTTTATTTACTTCAGTCTGTAATGACTTTGCTTCAGCTCTTTCTCCAAGGTTTTCCGTTATAAATCCTCTGCCACCTTTAACTTTAGGCATAGCCATACTAGCCATTTCTTTTTTAGATAGACCTTTGTAAACTGGTTTTTTTGTCATTCCAAAAGGTATTTTAATTTTCTGACCTACTCTTATTTTATTAGGATCTTTAATATTTGGATTAGCTTCTAATAATTTTTTTAAAGTTATATTATTTTTTTTAGCTAACTGAGAAAGAGTATCTCCAGATTTAACTGAATGCGACTTAGTATTTAACTGATATAGCTTGTATCCCGTACCAGCCGTGGCTAATGCCGCTACTCCTATACCAAGTTTTTCCTTCTTAGTTAATAATGGTGCTTTTTTCTTACTTGTTCCTTTCTTAGGTGTCCCAACTGTTACTTTGGACCTCTTAGGCGTAACTGGTGCTTTTTTCTTACTTGTTCCTTTCTTAGATGTCCCACCTGTTACTTTCTTAGGCGTAACTGGTGTCGTACTTGCTTTTTTTGTCCAGGCTTTATCTAGAATATCGTCCGCAGACCCAGGTTTGATTGGTACTACTGGACCTAATTGGGAGTCAGCTGCTTTTTCCCGTTTCTGTGCTGCCCGTTTCTTTGCCCCCTTGGCTTTTGCCCTGGCTAATATCTCATCGCTTTCCCGTTTCTGTGCTGCCCGTTTCTTTGCCCCCTTGGCTTTTGCCCTGGCTAATATCTCATCGCTTTCCCGTTTCTTTGCCTTGGCTGCTGCTTTTTTCTCTGCCTTGACTGCTGCTGCTGCTTTTTTCTCTGCCTCGGCTAATGCCGCTGCTTTTTTCTTTGCCTTGGCTAATACCGCTGCTTCTTTCTTTATAGCTGACATACCAGCTTCAATAACTTTTCTTTTACCTGACATAATTAATCCTCCACTTTAAAAGATTTACCTTGCTGGTAATCTTCATCTACAACAACATCATGAGGCTTTCCTACAACAGACGGGCCTTTCCTGGCAGCACCAAAACCCTGTCCTGTAGGCTTACCTAATATTTCTTTTAACTTTGCTGGACGTTCCAATAATGTATGCGGTCCTAACCCCATTTTAACTTCTCCTTTTTTTCTTTCGCAATTTCTTTAATGTTTTAGCAAATCTAGCTCGTTGACCTAATTTACCAGGAGCCTTTGCTGCTCGATTTAAAACTGATGCAGGAATAGTCTTTCCCTTTTTAATACCAAGAGATGTACGCAATGCTCCAGGTTTTTTAATAGCCTTCTTAATATTTAATTTCTTTTTCTTTTTTCTTCCAGGCTTCATAATCTGTTGTCTTGTGCTTGCTCTGTTAACCACGTTTCATAGCCTTCCCAAATCCTCTTTCGGCGGCTCCTACCCCTTTTGGTTTGCCTATTTTTCTCCCATACTTCTTTTTTTTACTTCCTGTCCACATACCTTTTGGGCCGTATGATCTTTTTATAAAGTTTCCTTTAGAATCAAACAAATGAGGATTTTTTTCTCTATATCTTTGGTTACCCTTTTTATGTGTTTTTTCTCTTGACTTTTTTGCTATACTGAGTATAGCTTCCAGCATAGCTTCCCGATATTCTCCTGGACTACTATAACCGTCTTCCCATTCTTTATTACCACTTATTTCTGGAAAAAGTTGGGCAAGTTCTGGTCCTATACTTCCAACAGTAAATCCTAGACCAGCAGCAGTCCCTACTGGACCTCCTCCTATAGATCCCATTCCTATCCGTTTAACAGCAGTAGATCCAAGCTTGTTGAGTAATTTTTTTACCTTTTCTTGAAGCTTTTTATTTCTTGCTGCTTTTTGAAGAGCTTTTGCTCCAGCACTTGCTGCACCTACTTCTGTAACCACTTGTGCTGCAAGAGGAACATTTGTATCTTCA